CTCCTGGTATCGGTAAAACATATGGTATTGAACAAGTGATTGAGAAAGACTCACTGTTTGATGTGATGGCAGATCGTCCGCTTCGTCATACATTTGTCAAAGGTACAATGTCACCGATTGGTCTGTATGCTACACTGTACAAGTACTCTGACCCGAAGTCAGTTGTTGTTCTTGACGATTGTGATAGCATCTTGTTTGACGAAAACGCTCTAAACATTCTGAAAGCTGCACTTGATAGCGGTAAGAAGCGTAAGATTTCTTGGAACTCTGACTCGCATTTTCTTCGCCGTGAAGGTGTTCCTGATACTTTCGAGTTCAAAGGTTCTGTAATCTTTGTGACTAACTTGAAATTTGACAATGTGCGTTCAACTAAAATCAAGGATCACTTGGAAGCTATCATGTCTCGTTGTCACTATCTTGACTTGACACTTGATACGACACGTGACAAAATCTTGCGTATCAAGCAAATTGCACGTGATGGTGGTCTGTTCGATACTAAAGGTTTGAGCAAACAACAAGAAGTTGAGATCGTCAAGTTCTTGGAACAGAATCAAGCAAAGATGCGTGAAATTTCACTGCGTATGGCTCAGAAACTTGCAGACTTGTGCAAGATGAACCCAACACGCTGGAAGCGTCTTGCTGAAACAACTTGCATGAAGCGTGTATAACGCTTCACAAGCCCAGACGGATACCGGGTCTTTCTCCTTTCTCTCCCTGGTATCCGTCTTTTTCCATTTGACATTAGGATCGAAAGGTGTTATTATAACATAATGAGCATCGAAGAAACAAAAGAAAAAATCATTGAGAATCTTAAAGAAGTATATGATCCTGAAATATCAGTGAACGTGTATGACTTGGGATTGATTTATGAAGTAAAAGTAGGCGAGGGATATTGTGATATTACAATGTCTCTTACAAGTGCATTTTGTCCAGCGGCTGACTTCATTATTGAAGACGTTAAGGGCGCAGCCATGAGTGCAGGTGTCTCTATGGTAAATGTTGATGTTGTATGGGAGCCACAATGGGGACCCGAAATGATGTCAGAAGACGCTAAGTTAATTCTTGGAATATTTGAATGAAGAAATGTACTATCATAATCAAAGACGAAGTGAATGTAAAACTTGAAGGTCTTGATCCTGCAACACGCCGCAAGTGTTCAGACAAGCTAAAGTTTTTCCTACCTCATGCGTATCATATGCCAGCATATAAGTTGGGTCGCTGGGATGGGACAGTTCGTTTCTGTGATGTTGGTGGTCGTACTTACTTAAATCTACTTGATGATGTTCTGCCGATTGTTATCGAAGCAGGATATGAAATTGATATTGATGATAAGCGTGAACACACAGAACTATCGTTTGATGTTATTGACGAGGAGTTTTGGGGTGACACTTGCTGGCCTGAAGGACATCCTATTGCAGGTCAACCAATTCGTTTACGTGACTATCAAGTAGATGTTGTTAACAAGTTCATAGAGACACCACAGGCTCTACAGGAGATTGCGACAGGCGCAGGTAAAACTATTATGACTGCTACACTGTCTAAGATTGTAGAGAAGTATGGTCGCTCTATCGTTATTGTACCAAATAAGGATCTAGTCAGACAAACAGAAGAAGATTATATTAATTGTGGGTTAGATGTGGGGGTGTACTTCGGAGACCGTAAAGATATAGGTAAGACACATACTATCTGTACATGGCAATCGCTCAATAGTTTGTTAAAGAAAACAAAAAAGGGCGAAGATAACATCATGGATTTTATTGAAGATGTTATATGCGTTATGGTTGACGAAGTACACCAAGCTAAAGCTGACGTTCTAAAAGATTTGCTTACAAGTGTATTTGCTAATGTTCCTATTCGTTGGGGCTTGACAGGAACTATTCCAAAAGCAGACTATGAGTTTGCGTCACTTCGTAGTTCATTGGGTGAAGTTATCAATCGTCTAGCAGCAAAAGAATTACAGGATCAAGGTGTTCTTGCTAATTGTGAAGTGAACATTGTTCAGACACAGGAAACAGCAGAATACACAAGTTATCAAAGCGAGTTAAAGTTCTTGTTAGAAGACAAGAAACGAATGGAATATCTCGCAGAAATGATTAAAGAAGTGTCTAAGACAGGTAATACACTTGTATTGACAGGAAGAATTAAGAACGGACAACTATTACAAGAACTACTGCCGGGTGCAGAGTTCGTTCAGGGAGAAATGAAAACAAATGACCGCAAAGATGCATACAAGGAAATCAATCAGGGAACGAATACAATCACAATCGCTACTTACGGCGTTGCTGCCGTTGGTATCAACATTCCTCGCATTTTCAATCTGGTACTTCTTGAACCTGGTAAGTCGTTTGTTCGTGTAATTCAGTCTATCGGGCGTGGTGTTCGTATAGCAGAAGATAAAGATTTTGTTCAGATTTGGGATGTGACTAGTCGATGTAAATTTTCAAAGCGCCATCTGACTGAACGTAAAAAATATTATAAGGATGCAGAGTATCCGTTTAACATTCAAAAGGTCAAATACTAATGAAAATTTTAACACCAGAAAATAAGACATTCGAAATGAATAGTCTACCAGAAGAGATAGAAGATATCCGATATTGTGTTTTAGACGTAACAGACAAGCAAGAGCCTGATTTCTTTTTCATTCCTCTTGTGTTTATTGAAACGTTCAACGCACCTAGTATTTCACTGAGTATCGGTAATCACCGTATTGAAATGCCAATCGATTGGAACATTCTGATTGGTGATAGAGATTTAGGACAACTTGAATTTATTCCACTTACAAGTATTAACGAGAGATCGTTTGATACTATATTGACAAATCCTCTTGGTGGCTTTACAATGGACTGGAAACCAGTAAAAGTTCATAACGTATTTGCTGATGTTAAATGGTTCTTCCCAAAACTTAAATATGGACACATTCTTGCTATACCATTAGAACACAAAGAAAAGCCAATGTGTGCATACTTTGTAAAAGACTTAAACAGAATACCGGACGTACTAAGCAGCTATGACTTTTTCTAAATTAGATAAAATAGACGAAACACAAAAAATGCATCGTGTCTTAATTGAAGACATGCGCCAATCAGACATTGCACATGAATGGTGTAAAGAGAACCTATATAGTGATGAATGGACCAGTGAAGTATTTGATAACTTTGATTGTTTCTACTTTTCAGATAAAACTATGTGTTCATTGTTTATGTTTGTAAATGGTGGGAAATATATTGAACCACCCAGAGGTTATAATGAGTGATAAACTACCACTGAATGATGTATTAGCAGCTATAGACAATCGTGACTATGGCTGGTATTCTCGTCTACCAGATGAACAGAAAAAGAAATGGTCTAGTTGGCTATTTCTAAGGTATGCGTCTAGTGTAAAAGGATCAAATCAGGAAGATGCACTTCTAAATACAAATGATTTTGTTAACAAAAATTATGTAGATTTGTATAAGCATGATGAACTGATGTGGAAACTTTTTTGCTTGACAGGAACAGGTAAAAAGCAGTATCATGAGTGGATAAAGGGTCCTAATACAAAGAAGAAAACTGACAAAGTTTCGGAATTTATTTCTGAAATTTATCCACATCTAAAATCAGACGAGATAGAATTGTTTCAGATATTGAACAATGTTTCAGATATTAAACAATTGGCAGAAGATGCTGGTAAGTCACAAGAACAGATTGATGAAATATTTGGGAAAAAGAAGCGTAGTAAGAAATGAATTGGTATAGTGTTGAAAACACATCAAAATGGGGAATTAGTGAAATTCAATATGTTGTAAATCGTGACCTTGGTGTTGGTATTAAAATTGACACAAATTGGAAATGGGGCACATTTGATATTGAAAGTGAAATGAAACTTGATACAAAAAAACTTGAAGACAAATATCAAGAAGAACTAGATTTATATTGTGAATTTGATAATGTTCAAGTAAATTTTTTAGACAGTGGAACCGAAGAAATTACTTTTTGGGATGTGGATTTTAAAGACGAGATTGATTTTGATGATGGTGATAGAATTATTGAGGAATGGCAAAATGAAGGGTGGAATGCATTTGACGACAATGGGTTTAATGAAGAACTTGATCCAGAAATGTGGATCGCAGACGGAATTAGTATAAAAGAATCTGATAATCCTTATGAGCTTTGAATGTCAATTTTGCAATAAGTCTTTTAAACGTGAGAAAACGCTTGCGGTCCATCTATGTGAACAAAAGCGTAGACATATTAACCGAGACGATAAGTATGTTCGTCTTGGCTTCTTAGCATATAATAGATTTTATGAAATAACACAAGGATCAAAGACACAAA